CCTTCGCGCATGAGGGCGTTGCCAGCGGCGGGTAGCGCGCCTTGTCGAAGTGTCTGCGAGAACTCCAGCAGTTGGTTTTCTCCGATCCGGTCATCAACTTCAACCAGACCAACTCCTTCGATATCAACGATGCGTGGCATAGGTTACTTTAGTGGCGCGTATCCTGCACCAAACGGTGCATTAGGGTCATAGAAAATTCGTCCTACCGGAGCGGCATTTGTACCTCCACCGGACGGAGGGGGCGTGATCTGCTTTGCTTTGTAATCGGCAAATTCCTCCTTGCTCATCTTGATTGTCTCCAGCGGCTTCCCTTCTTCGTCGCGAATCGTGACGGTGATTGGACGGTCAACCTTGGTGGGCGTTTCCGCTTTTGGACGCCGCATAATACCTTTCCTGCCGGCAATCGTCATCGGGATCATTCCTGGGGGAGCTTCAACGCTAGCGGGTTGAGCAACCGGTCCAGCGCCCGACAAAATATCGAAGATGTTAGCCGCTCCCTGTCCTGTGATTGAAGGTTCAAGATCAGCTGGAATTTGAGGCGTTTCTCCGCCTGGGAAAAACCCTTGCGAAGCCAGAATGCGAGTCAGCTGTCGATCATCGCTCGCTTTTTGGACAATGCCCTTAGTCTTTCCCTGAAGGTACGACTTTGATTTTCGATCTTCTTCGGAAATTGTCAGGCCAGGGATCGCTTCTCCCATTATTTCCGCAAACCCGGCTGTCTCCAGAAGCTGATCTTTACTGCCACCTTCTTCCTGCGCTGCGGCCGATCCAACAATGTCGATCGAGCCGTCAGGATTGCGTTTCAAGAACCTGCCGAACTTGGTCGCCAGTCCCTCTTCGCGAAGTTTTGCGTTCAGAACCGCCGCCTCTCGCCGCTGGTCAACGAGGTCCTGATAATACTGACCTCGCACCCGCGTATCTTCAGCACGCTGCGCTGCTGCTTCCTCCCTATACTGCCGCTGATTCGCCAGCTGCACGCCTTGGAGGTACGATTGCCCGATGTTTTCGAGTCCTGAGAAGGGGTTTGCCATAAGATTTTAGAGTAGACCTTCGCGACCGTAACCTGTCGGCATTCCGGTTGAATAATTCCAATCACCACCTGTGCCAGCATTAGCGCGAGTTTGCGCTCCCAGTTGCGCGAATCCAAGGTTGGTTAACCCTGATCCAAGCGAGCCTAATCCTTGACCAACCGCTCCTGTAGCACTCGGCATCGAAGCTACACCGGCCAAAGCGTTCATTCGAGAAATCCGCTCGGACTCTCGCAGGCGAGCGATGTCGGCAGGTGAGAACTCATAGTTTGCCATTTGCGCCAATGGAGTTGTGCCAAGAATGTTGGCAAACTGTTGGCCTCCTAATTGCTGAAGATCCAGTGAAGTCCTGCCTAGGTCTCGTGCCGTCAGGTTGCGAGCCGCTTGGCTTCCAGCGTACCCGCCAGTCAAAGATTTTGCGGCTGATTTGCGCTGTACCTGAGCCATCACGTCAGGAGGAAGCTCTCCACGAAGCAATGACATTGCGTTCTGGGTGCGCTGAGTTTGGCCTTCCTGATAGCCGGGAATCTGGATGCCTAGCGATTCAAGAAGCTGAGCGCGGGAAAACTGATTGCGCTGCGCCTCAAGCTCGCGTGTGCGTGGCGCCAGCTGCTCTGATTCGCCAATCACACCAGCAAAATCAAGTCCTGGAGTTTCAGCGGCCTGTCGCGCTTGTTTTCGTGCGGAGCTAGCGGATGATGCCGAAAGACCCATTCCAACGCCGGCAGTGACAACTCCAGCTCCGATTGCTGTGGCTACGAATGACATAGTAAGTATTGGTTTTGACCCACGTAAGTAAGGTCGTTCAAAAGCTCTTCGTGATCCGTCTTGTTATCCAGATTCAGGTGAACCGTGGTCCAAGAAGTGTCTTCGTGGATTAACAGCACACGGCGGGTTCCCGGCTTGGTGATGCCTGAATACGGCGCCGTGTAGGTCACCATGCCCTCGTTCTCGCTAACCACCGTGACCCTGCCTTTGGTGATGAAGAACGGATTGTCGAACTTATGGATGCGACTGGTGACGACAGATCCAGCCGGCATGAAGATTTCACGCACGTACATCCCCTCTGGGAACGTGTGTTTGAGCGGACACTCCTGCTGGGGAATATTCGCCACGAACGCTTCCCACCTGTCCAAACGGTCGTCGAACGTGACGGTCTCATCCGTCAGGATGTCGAGCCACGTAACAGGCTGAACGGCTACTGGAAGCTCCTCAGTCATCAGATGAATCCACCGAACCGATATTGAATCTTCGCGGACCCAAACGGCTGCACGTTAATTACGCTGCGCTCATTGGGGCTGTACGCCTCAAGCTCATTCCGAAGCGACCGAAGTGCTAGTTGGATCTCGCGCTCAGCCTCGGTGTACTGATTCCGGTCTTCCTTTTGGATCGCCTTCATCATGTGCTTGATCGCTTGGAGGTTCCCGATAAACAGCCAGTCTGAATCAACGATTGCCGGTATAAAGTCCAGGCGAACGATCGCTTCTACGACGGTGTTGGTGCAAGTCTCGTCTGCTGGCACGCAGCCGTCTCCGTTGTCGATACAGCAGTTGTCCTGGGTGGTGCTGCACGAATTAGCCCCACCGCAGACCTCGGGCATCCCGACAAGGTAGGTGCGACGGTACTCAGGGTTCTGCTCACTCGGGCCCCAGACTGCAACCTGGGTTAGTAGAAGGGTTGTCGGGTTGTACGCCAGAATCGTCAGGCTCCCTTGAGTCAACGGCTTCTGGGCGCCAGTCAGACCCGGCTGCTTGAAGAGGTTGGTTGTCTGGACGTAGGCCGTGATGGAGGGGTTTGGAAGCGTGACGTACTCGCCCCAGACGTATTCTCCGCTGACCGAGTCCAACGTGCGGATTGGGATTCCATTGGGATCGAGCCCTTGCAAGAGAACACGCTTACCAACGTCGGCTGACAGCTGGGGGGTCACCCTGATGTAGCAGTTGCCAACCGAGTCGCGAAACTGCGTCACCATGCCGCGATCCAGCAGCTGGTCTTGCTCGCATCCTTCACGGCCGCAGCCGGTGCGCGGCGCCCGGGTGTCCGCCTGAAACTCGTACCACTGGTTCTGGATGGGGATGTTGTAGCCGCAGAGGTTCATCGCCTCGATCGTCTTGACCTCCCGAGGCCAGGTGATGCAGCCAGCGGTGACGCAGACGCGCAGCTTCTTGTACGTACCCCACCACTTGCCCATGTCCGCCAAGCGAGCCTGCGCCTCGTTGAGCAGCTGGACGAAACGCTCGTCGCAGGTGGCCAGACCGACTGCCTGCGGGATCGTGGAGTTCTTGGCTTGGGCGAGGGTTTTTCTCATGTTATCGGATGGCGCGGGCCATGACTCTCCAGTTGGCTTCGGTGATGACTGATGCAACTCCGGTGGTTTTGTTGCAAACCATTAGTCCAAAAACACCATTAGATCGAACCATTCCAATTACAGATGAGTTTGAAAACGAAGTTGTTATGATTCCAAAGTTAGTTGGAAATGATAATGATCTTGCGGAAATGTAATCTCCAACAATATATCCCGTTGCAGCTGAATCATCCGTAGTGCAGATAATTCCGATGTCCCAAGTCAACGGATCAACTGTGAGACCATGCGTGAACGTCACCGAAGCGCCCGCAGCCGGAATCGCCACATAACTCGCAACCGGAGTAATATACCCCGACTCCCAGACCGTAGCCGGAGTCGAGTTTGTCCGCAGGAACTGGCGATTGATTCCAGGAGAGAAATTTACTGGACCGACGTTAAACCCAGGATTTAGCAGCTGGAAACGAGTGCCGTCGTACACGACAACGCACATCTGACCGCTCACCATGTCACCTGCGACCAATGGCGCGGTGCCAAACTTTGTGATCGCTTTAACTCCGCGTGCATCAACATCAACGGTGGTCGCGCCTGTGTTTGAAAGGTTTGCAACGAAGGCATAGCAGACTCCGGTTCGGTATGCCTGAATTGCGTTCGGCGAGACCGGACTCAGCGTGATCGTGTAGGCGTTGGCAACACCAGCTCCGACGCCATACGTAAACTGCGTCTGAACACGAGCCCATCCGCCAGACGTCGTGTTGTACTTCAGGACCTCGACTGGATTCTGATTCGAGTCCAATCGCAGCCAGTAGAGCGCAAGATCAAATGGTGCAACTGCGCCTGCCGACCACTCTGGCGGCGCCGAATACTGGGCGATTATCGCCGCCGCGTAGGCGTCCAAACGATCCTGCTCGGATGCGTAGCAGGCGGGCGGAGGAAGTGTGCCGGCAGTTAGGTTGATTTCAGGCATGGCTAGATGCGGTAAATGTAGTCGTTTGGCTTACACGGGCCTGGGTCGCATTCAAGCGCCAAACAAGCCTCCGGACAATCGAAATAGAAGAATTGGTTCAGCGGCGCAACGCATCCCGATGATCTGCCGCTGATGAAAAAGGTCGCGAACCTGCCACCGTTGTTGATCGCCAGCGGCTCTCCACTCAAGCGGCGCACCGTGTTGCATCCGATCTGGATGTTCTCGACGTACCTTAGGAAGTTTCCGGTTGAGGATGTGAACGCGACGTTGGGACCAGGACTCGCGCAGGTAAACGTCGTCAGCGTAGGAATCCCAGTCACGATCACCTCGTCGTTGAACGAAACATCGCTGAGCCCCTCAACGGTTGCGTGGTATCCAACGACCATCTGGTGCGCCTTGTTCGTCGTGTACGTGGCCACTCCTGCGGTTCGCTGAAATCCGATGGGTTGGATTTCCCAAGGGAAGTCTACAGGACTGTCGATTCCCAGAAGCCCCCCAGTGGTGCTTTCGTTTACCCCGATGTTAGAGACCGTGAAAGTCGTGGCAGTCGGAGTCGCTATAACCGTGAATTTTCCAATGAAGCTGCCGATCACGGTTTTCAGAACCGTCACCTTAAATCCAGGTTGAAGCTCGTGCGCTGAAGCTGTAGTGAACGTCGTTATATTTGCAAGGCGCGTCGCTGTCGTAATCGGAATCTGATAATCCGTTGGATAGTACCACTTAGATTTATCTACATCGTGATTGTTAATTAGGAATACAGCATTGATTGGCGGATAAGCTGGCTGGTAATACCATGAATCAGGTCCAGACAACAAAACGTCGTTGTTTTCAACGACCATGTTCTTATGCGCCGCTGTAAATGTAGAATACAGTTCTGGGTTAGCATATCCCAAAGGCAAATAAGTTGCGTAGTAATCGTTGGTTTGCAGCGCAATAAACGCACCAACATTCAATGCTTCATTATGATGTAGGTGAGTGCCTTTGTGGAAAAATGAATCGACGTAGAAACAAGTTCCAATGTAACCGTTGAAATTGTTGTATCTTACTTCCGCATCAACTGTTTCCCTCACCGTCACTGCGTGTAACGGGCTTTGAGCATCCGGTCTATTCGGTCCAGATATAAATTGGTTTTCTTCTACGACACAATCCGATGCAAAAATGCGTCGGCTGCGAAGCATCATCACGTAGCCGTCTCGGTAAAGGCCAGGGAGTTCGTTTGGTCCAGCGGATGCGGCTGTAAATCGGTATGAATCAGGGAGGGTGAGAACGGTCCGTGATCCATTAAACGTCGCGTCTGAAAAACCGCTTACCACCACCACATCACCCACCCTCAACGTGTGCTTCATCACGCAGGTGTAGGTCGCAATTCCGGCCGATCTTGATATGATGTTGATCGGATTGAGCAGCGATGAAAAACCACCGACAACAACATCCGTAATAGCCTCTGCGCTTCCAGGATAAAGTGTCCCTTGAATCGAGTTGCTTCCTTGGTATCCGAACTTATTTCTTAAAACTTTGGCTCCTGGTGTTCCATCCTCCACGGTCATTGGGAGGAATGTTTTGACCACAAACGATTCTGCGTTCAGCGTCCCATCACCGAAATCGTAGAACTCGCAATCTTGAATCAGCGCGTTCTCTCCGGTGTGGTTAATGCCAGCAATGGTGTAGACCGAGTTTACACCAGCGTTGACTTGCGGTGTTAGGAGGACATCTGGAGCGGACCATGCGCGGCCGTTTTGGAGCAGGTCAACGGTGCCTACGTCTGGAATTGGTCCAATGTTGGTTCCAGGGTTAGCGCAAGTAAACTGAGTTGGGCTTGGGTATCCATTGACCACAAACGTCCCGTTAAACGACGCATCAGAAAGACCCTGAATCAGGACGTTCTCTCCGCCTACGAAACCGTGCGGAGTTCCGGTATCGTAAATTGCATTTCCAGCTAACCTTTCAAACCCATTAATTTGGACAGTCGTTGTAGGTCCAACATTAACACACAGCACCTCGGTAATTGAAGGAAACGATACAACTACAAATGTTCCATTTAGAGTTGCGTTTGAAAATCCTGTGATATTAATTGAATTTCCAATTGTGAATGGGAAATACCAATTAGGATGGCGAGTGTAAATTGCCTGATTGACTGCATTTCGTTTTGCTTGAATTAATACAACGCCAACGTCTCGTTGAAACGAGAATTGAGTAAGATTCTGAACCTGTCCATAACCTACAAACGTAGCGTCAGATCCCGTTCCAGCAGTTACGACATTACTAATGTATTGTTGATAAAAACTTACGTTTGTGTATAACGGAGGAATCGGAGGTACGTATACAGGAGGAGGTAATGAAGTAAACTGAGTCGTTAGATCATTCGGATTGTAAAGCGCGGTATTAAAAAGCGGTATTGCAAAGTTATACGTATTTATACCATTAGTTCTCTGAACTGATATTATTTTAATATCAGAAACTGAGTTATTTCTGTAGTTTCCATCAAAAGTAATACCTTGTATTAACGTATTTTTGCAATTAGTTGCGTCTACTGGGTTTCCTTTCACGCTTCCAGGAGCGCCTACAACTCCAGATCCGGTAACTGTTCCAATAGTCTTAATCATCTGGGCATTTAACCCAAACAAGTCTAATCTCTTCGTTGATGTATTATTGGCAAACTTAAGAATTGTTTTACCTGCGCCCTGACCCGTGATCTCCATGTTGTTGATCGCGGCCCCGTATCCAAGCAGAATTGAAGATGTAAATCCTCCACCGATGAGGTTTATCCATCCATCTTCGACAACCAATCCGGAGTTTGGCCCAGGAACCGTTGCTGTAAACGTAGTTGAGCTTGGGGTTGAATCGACGCGAAAACCGTAAAACGCAGCACCCACTCCATTGAACGTCGTGTCCGTAAACCCGTACAGGGTTATCTTCTCTCCGACAACCAGTCCGTGCGGTGTTGCTGTTGTAAATGTAGCTACGTTGCTTAATCGAAAGCGACTCGTAATCTTCACCCCCGGGCTCGATCCAATCAGAAACGTGCCAACCGGAAAATGACACTTGCCAGTGAGATTCAAGCATTCGCTGATTGCCCACGCGCTGTTTCTTAGTCCGCAGGGATCGGCGCCGTAATCGACTGGATTGTATGATGGCATACTATTCGGAGAGTAGCGGACACGCGACGCGGCTGAGATCGCCGTAAATATCCTCCTGAAGGCGTTGAGCAACCATTGCCACACGTTTAAGGCGGAAGCGGCCGGTGTTGACGTATCGAAGCTGGAACTCATAGCCATCGCGGGTAAACCCGCCGGTCTGCACATCGCACTTGTCCGGAGGCTGCGGGAGGGCAATGCGCGATCTTGCAGGCGGCTGGTAGTATTTTACCTCCTGGCAGTTGATCACCGCAGGAGGGCAGGAAATCTCGCCTGGTTCGCAGTTGCGGTACTTCGCGCAGTCCTTGATCTCGGCCCACGGATGCCAGCACTCGCCCTCGTTCGCCTTAAAGTAGACCTTGGATTCGATGTCGCCCATCACCTGGTCGTACCACTGCTCGGCGCTAACAAGGCGCTTCTTGTTTGTGGGTTCACCAAACGTGATTGACCGGGTCTCAATGGTCCATTCGATCGGTACATCATCGTAACCATCGAAGTCAAACTGGCCGTTCTTCGTGATTTCAAAGAGCCCGATGTTGTCCTGATTCAACCCAAAAACGAAACAGCGATCCTGTTTCTGGATTCGGATGGTGAGCATCTGGAGTACATCCACTCCAGTCCATACACCCTCCCATGCCGGCGGCAGCTTCCGGCCCATTCCGGAGACCAGATCAAAGTCCAGCACAACGACTCCTCGGTGTACGATACCTCGGTTGTTGACCTTCTGAGGCTGAATGGTCATCAGCAGCCGGTTGTCGAAATTAACGGAGCTAGCAGCTTTGAGGTAAAACTCCGTGTCGTAAGCTATCGCACGAGTAACCTGCCGGCTGATCGGTGTATTTCCAAACTCAGAGAAGTCGCGCCTGGCGTAGATCAACGATCGGATGCCGTCCTGAGCGCGGAAGAATAGATCGCCGTTTACCGGCACGATGGATTCGTGGTTGAACGATCCGAAGTTCAGGAGCGCGAATCGCTGGATTGGATAATTGAGATCCTTCCAAACATCCCGGTCCACAGGCGCGTTGAACGCGTAAGTGGCGGTCGGGGTAAACACCAGCAGGTCTCCGTCGCCAAGGGACGTGTCCAGGTTGGCCGCGAATGCCAGCCCCGTGATCGGGCCGTTTGAGACCGCAAAGGCACCGCCTTCATTGATGAATGTGTTCTCGGTGAATCGAATCACGCTGTCCCGGCCGTAAGCGGGATCGCCGTAGACCAAGTCTCCACCGTAGTATTCCGATCCATTTGCGACCCAGAGGCGTCCTTTTCCGTAAGCCATCGGTCCACCAACTGGAACTTCCTCACCTGTTGCTCTCCTCAAAGTAGAGCCGTTGTATAAGTAAGGCTGATTTTGAACATCCTGAATAATCAACCAGTCCTCTGCCTGCTGAAAGTAAACGTGATCCGCGCTTGGGTTGTTAGTGGCAAGCTGATAGCCGAAAAAGGCTGGACCCAAGAACGGCCCAGCATCGGTTCCTGGAGAAAATGTGGTGAAAGTCGTTAAAGTCGGAACGGTTTGAACGACAAAGTCTCCAAAGAATCCAGCTGGAGCTGTAGCTCCTGGAACCTCTGGTAACCGGACAACCATGCCGGCAGAAAGCCCATGAGGCGCACCAGTTACGTAGGTCGCGACATTAGAAGTGCGACCCCGAGTAAAAACGAAAAACTGCGAGGCGACTGGCGTAAGATCGTTTACCTTGAATCCGTCGTTGATGTCGATCTGGAAGACTTTGCCTCCGATCGACGCAAAAATGTAAGGGTCTCCGTTATCAGAAACGTATGTTCCGCACCCCTGGAACAGCCCCTCCTTGAACGCTAATTCCACCGCAGCGTTGTAGTAGCCGCCGTTGTAGAGAACGGTTGGATCGGCAAACTTCAGCAGTTTGGTCCAAATTCCAGGTCGCGCTTTCGGGAATCCTCCGCGCACCGTCGTGTTCACCGCCCATGCTAGCTGGTTCGGTTGAATGAGTGAGGGCGAAAAACCGCTATCCACCCCACCTTCAGCGGTGAGGAGGCCATCTACTATGCGATTTTTTTCTGCGACCATGACGCTTGAACGTATTGAAAGGCCGCAGCAGCATTCCCGCAAGATGAATGAGAGCGCAGATTATCTGTCTATACCGTGGCGTACTAAAGACCGCTTTCTCATCGAAGCCGAAATGGTTCGTCGCGGCGGTTACATAATGTCCGGCGGCGTCAAGTACGGATGCGGGAAATATCATCACTTCAAAGCGGCCATGACGGCGCTTTGGCCTCACTTCGATTGGCACATCTGGTCTGACCTGCTGATTAAGACTTTCGCGGAAAATCAAGAGGTTGGAATCATGGGCCCAGGATCATCTGGCAAGACCTACACCTCCGCAGCATTCGGGCTCTGCACGTTTTACATCTACCCTACCGGCACCTCGATCATCATGTCGTCAACGACGCGTGAGGGTCTCCAGCTGCGAATCTGGGGCTCTATCAAGGAGTTGCACAACAAGGCCAAGGCCCGCCGGGAATGGCTTCCTGGGCGCGTTATCGAGAGCCGGTTCATCCTGACCAGTTCTGACCAAGACGCCGAGGCGCAGGACTTCCGCGACGGAATCATCGGTGTAGCGTGCAAAGTCGGTGGCACGTTCGTTGGTCTCTCGAACTACGTCGGGCTCAAGAACGATCGAGTGATGCTGATCGCAGACGAGGCGTCTCTAATGAGCCGGGGATTCCTCGATTCAGTCGCCAACCTTCGCAAGAATCCTGAGTTCAAGCTGATCGCGATGGGGAATCCCAAGGACCGTAACGACGCGCTTGGGGTTGTCTGCGAGCCGCACTCTACGATGGGCGGCTGGGAAGGCATTGAATACCTTGAGCAGACACGCACCTGGAGAACGCGGGCTCCAGGAGGGGTTGCTGTCCAGCTATGCGGATACGACACGCCAAACGCGAAGTTTCCAAAAGGCATCAATCCGTACCGAGGCATCATCACGCCAGAGCAGATTCAGGCGGACTTGGATTACTACGGCCGAGACTCGTTGCAGTTCTCGATGATGAACCTCGGGCTGCTGCCCCGAGACGGCGGCACGCGGCGTGTGGTCACGATGTCGCTGTGCGAGCAGAACCAAGCGTTCGATGAAATTGTTTGGCAGGGCGCCGACAAGATCACACGAATCATCGGGATCGACGCGGCGTACTCAGGCATCGGTGGTGACCGATGCGTTATGATCGACCTTCAGTACGGCCCGGACAGCACTGGACGCATCGTGCTAGCATTCGCTGAGGCCCCGATCGTAATCCCTGTGACGGCCGTCAAAGCGCAGCAGGCGGAGGAGCAGATTGCCGAGTACGTGCTTCTCTACTGCAAGCAGCGCAACATCCCGCCTAATCAGGTGGGATTCGATTCCACTGGACGCGGCACGCTGATGTCTGCGTTCGCCCGCCTGTGGTCACCCGAGGTGGTGCCGATCGAGTTTGGCGGTCGCCCGACAGATCGCCCTGTTCGGAAAGGTGATCCGAAGACTGAGCGTGAAGCCTACGGAAAGATGGTCACGGCACTCTGGTATTCGTCGCGCCTGCTGATTGAATCCAAGCAGCTGAGGAAACTCCCTCGGGAGGTCGCGGAGGAAGGGTCTATGCGCGAATGGGGAATCTCCCGCACTGGTTTGATCGACGTGGAGCCCAAGCACAAAACCAAGGAACGCATGGGCCGATCCCCTGATTTATGGGACTCTTTCGTGGTCGCACTCGAAATGGCTCGCAGAACGGGATTTGAGATTGCAGGCGGGCAGGGGGTTGGTATTGTCAAGCGACAGACACCAAAGTGGCTGACACGTCTGTCAGATAAGCGTCGCACGATGGATACTGAACATTCGCTAACCTATTCCTAACCTTATGGCATCATTCAACAAAGTCATCCTGATCGGCAACCTCACCCGAGACGTAGAACTCAAGTACCTTCCGAAAGGGACTGCCGTTTGCAACCTGAGCTTGGCGGTCAATCGCCGCTGGAAGACCGAGGCTGGTGACGAAAAGGAAGACGTGTACTTTGCTGAGTGC